GAGCCGACAGGGGACGTGCCCGACCCGTTGCTGATGACGCGATTCGGCAGCAGGTTCTCGACCACGCAGCGCTTGATGCTGTAGTCGCCTGGGTAGGTACGGGTCTGCCACACGTCGGCGTGCGTGTCGCTGGTCAGCACCTTGTAGCCGTTGCCGCGGATGGCACAGTCGCTGAAAGCCGGGTCGATCGCGCCGGTCGCGCCGGTGAACACGAGATAGAACGTGTCCTCGCCGGTTCGCTCGACGAAGAGGCGCGCGACGTTCGGGCCGGTGAATGCCGCATCGACGCGGATGGCCTGGCCGACGGGCGCGTTGTCCGTCGCGCTGGTCATCTTGCTCCACGAGTCCTGAATCACGCAGTCCTCGACGCGAGCGCTCGAGTACAGCCGCACGGCCGAGTAGCCACAGCCGGTGATCCATGCGCCGCGGATCAGAAGGCCGGTCCTGCTGCCGCCGGAGACGATGCCGTTGCCCGCGGTGCCACCGGAGTGCTGAGCACGGGTCAGGCCGTTGCTGTTGCCCTCGATCTTGAAATACTTCGTCGCCAGCTCTTCAGGCGTCACCCAGCCGCCGGACATCGCCCGCGTGAACGGGTTCGGCTGGTTGGTGATCTCGTTGCCGTTCGCCGGGTTGTAGACGCTGATGGTGATGTCGTTCGCGTCGAGCAGCAGGCGCTGGCTGATCGCAGCGAAGTCGGCGGTCAGCGTCGAGCCGGCTTTGATCAGGTACTTCGTCGCCGTCGTCAGCGTCGTGGTCGGCAGCGTCTTCTTCGCCAGCAGGTAGGTCGTGCCGTCGTTGGCGTCGTTGCCGCCCTGCGGGTCATAGTAGCGCACCGTGGTGGCGCCGGCGTTGGTGGCCACCGTTGCGTCGGGGGTGCTGCTGCCGAAGTTCGGCACGAAGCGCAGGTAGTCCAGCGCGCGGGGCAGCATGCTCCAGCCGCTGGCCACCGCCATTGCGACCGGGCTGCGCGACAGGGCTGACGCCTGCTGCAGCGACAGCCCATCGCGGAACACCAGCGGCACGGCGTCGTCGATGGCGTCATCGACAACGCTCGGCTGGTCGGCAACTTCGATGCTCAGCACGCCGCGCGAGCACTCGACCTGCATGCGCTGAGCCGCGAAGAACGGGCCGATCTGCGTCGTTGCGCCGGGCGGCGTCGGAGTGCTGCCCTTGTACGGATCGCCGCCGCTCGCCGGGTAGCGGTACACCACGCCGGAACTGACGGAATCGGCGGTGACGTTCAGCACCTTACCGGGCTGCAGCGTGTGGGTTTCGCGGTCGCCCGCGCGGATCGTGCCCATGGTCAGGCCGCCTCGGAAGCTTCGAGCAGCGCACGCAGCGCGGGCTTCTTGGCTGCCGGATCGAAGGCGATGCCCTTGGCGGTCAGCGCGGCGCGCAGTTCGGCGACTTTCATGACGCCGGCGTCGGAGTCGTCGTCGTCGGTCTTTCCCTGCGCAGCGCTCTCGGCATCGAGGCTGCGCCGTTCGGTGGCCAGAGCTTCGGCCGCGACGCGGTCGGCTTCTTCCTTGGCGGCGCGGGCCTCGGCTTGCTCGCGCTCGATCTGGGCCTCGGCCTCCAGTCGCTGACGCTCGGCCTCCTCTTGCTCGGCGGCCTCCTTCTGCGGGTCGTAGGCGGTATGCAGCGCCGGGTCGAAGTCGGCCTCGTTGATGACGAAGAACGGCGCCCAGGCGACGCAGGACTTGATGCGGATGGTTGCGCAAGTGCTCATGGTGTCTCCAGAAGAGACGGGGCCCGAAGGCCCCGCCGGATCAAGCGCCGATGAGCAGGCCGGCGTGACGCGGCGCGACCATCTTCTTTCCCCAGGCCAAGTTCACTTCGTAGCGAACCTGGCGCTTCTGGCGGTACACCACGAACTCGTACGTGATGCCCGACACCGGGTCGGTGACCAGCATCACGTCGTCCGCCGCGTCGCCGCCGTCCGGCATGGCCGGTGCGCGCGTGGCGAGCTGGATCGCCGAGCGGTGGAAGAACATGTTGCGGGTCGTGGCTGCGATGGTCGTGATGACCGTGGCCGACGCCGGGATGGCTTGGCGCAGGCCCGGTTCCTGCAGCACGATGGTGCCGCCGTTGGCGACGTTGGTGTCACCGGTCTTGACCAAGTACTTGTTCGTGTCGCCGGCGAACGTGATGATGTCGCCGTCGATGATCGTGCCGGTGCCGGCCGAGCCGATGGTGATCGTCACCGCACCGACCGGGTAGCCGGTGGTGTCCGTGGCCGCCGAACCGTTGTTCGTGCCAGCCGTCACCGCGGTCTTGACCTGACCCGAGTTGTGCAAGTCGAAGCCCTCGACGTTGCCCAGCGCACCGCGGCGCAGCAGGTCGTCGGTGCCGGCCTCGTTCACCTTGAACAGACCCGACTGCTTGCCGCGGATGTTCGCCACCGCCGTCGAGCCCAGCACCATGTGCAGATCGCTCTGCGGCGCACCGTTGTCGTCGAGGATGCGGCGGGCCTGCGCGAAGTCGCTCAGGTCAGCCGCCGTGCCGAACGGCGTGGTGTTGTAGGTGCCGTAGGCACGCGAGGCGTACAGGTGCAGCGCCGCCAGGTCGGACTCGACTTCGTTGGTCAGCGTGCGCAGCGCCTGGGCGATGCGGTCGCGGTTCACGGTTTCGAGCGTGCCGGCGGTGCGCAGGCCGAGCGTTTCTTCGCCGGTGATGCCGAACGGCACCGAGCGCGCCTTGTCGATCACCATCGAGACGTTGCCGATGGTCTGGTTCGGCGTGTCGGCCGCGTAGGCAGCGGGCGCCAGGTCTTCGGCGACCATCGCGCCGACCACCGGCGACATGATCGTCTGGTTGACCGCGGCTCGTTGGGCGCTGAAGTCGCGCGACACCGCCGGGATGAAACCGACCAGCTCGCGCGAGACGACATCCATGGCCTGGTAGATCGTCGGGATCAGGCTGGTCAGCGTCAGAGTGCCCTGCAGCACGCCCCGCTCTTGTGGCGCCAGGAGGATGCTGGTCAGTGCGTCGTAGACGCGCGCCATCGCCGAAGTGATGGCTCCGACCGGGTTGATGGCGGCCAGCGTTGCCACGGCCGCGAGCGCGATGACGCGCAGCGAAGTGAGGATCTTGCCCATGATGGACCTTTCAGATGTGAAAAAGCCCGCTCATGGCGGGCCGTGGGTTGGAAACGGGGAGAACCGCGCTTAGTCGGTGATGGCCGTGTCCTTCACGGCCGCCGCCTTCGCTGCGGGGTCGAGCGCTTCAAATTGCGCCCGGGTCATGGTCTTCTTGCCGCCACCACCTTGGCCGCCACCGCCTTGCGCGCCGCTGCCGCTGGCGTTCGAACCCTTCAGGATCGAGGCCTTGTGCGGGTAGCTGTCGACGAGGATTTCGAGCGCTTCCTCGAAGTCGGCCGGCTCGCCGTGGCGAGTGCGGCTGAACAGCTGGTTGCCGTTCGCGTCCTTGGCGATCACCTTGCCGCCCTCGATGCCGAAGTGCTTGCCGAAGCTCGCCTGCATCAAGTCCGCCGGGATGGCAACCTTGTCGCTGATGAACTTCGACCGCGCGAAGGCGCCGCCGATCTTCTCGCCGTAGAGCTCACCCTTGAGGGTGTCGCGTTCCTTGACGATGGGCTCGAACTGCGCCTGCAGCGACTTGATCGCCTCGGCCTTCACGCGCTCGACTTCGCCGGCATCCACCAGCTTCTTGTCGTCGAGGTTCTTCACCGTGGTCATCGCCTTGAGGGCGGCGGCCGGGTCGGTGATGCCATCGAACGACTTCAGCAAGCCCTCGGCCTTTTCCGCGCGTTCGCGGTGGCTCTTGGCTTCGCCGTTGAGGCGCGAGATGGTGCCCACGGTGCCGTCAGCGTCGAAAGGCGCCTCCTTGCCGTCCGGGTGGACGAACACGGGGAGCTTTGCGCCGTTGACTTCGGCGAGGGCGATGGAACCGTCTGCGTTGAACTTGAAAGGCATGGTGTGGTGTGGTGGTGTGCCCAGCGCATCCGCGCCTGGCTTGCGGTAAGGCCATCCGGCCCGAGCACCGATCTGGCATCCGCCGATCGGCAACGAAAGAGCCGCCAGCGGTTGCCCGGTGGCGGCTCAGAAAGTAGAAGTCCCGCGCGTGGCGGGCCTGGTTGTTTAGGCTTCTCGAGGTGTCAGTTCGACACGCCCACTGCAGAAGACTCTTGTCCCATCGGGACGGTCGAAATATGTCTTGGGCGGCGACAATGAAGACAGCAGGCCAACTGGGTCCAGATCCGGCAAGGCCTCAAGATCGGCCGCAGCAACTGCGGCAGCGCCGCCATCGTCCAAGCGCACGATGCACCATGCCGTGGAACTGAACTCTTCAAGCACGCCGGACCGCATGTAGAGCTCTTGTGGCTCCATGCAGATGATGCGCACTCGGTCGCCGAGCTTCGGCCCGGGCTTGGCTTCAATTCCGCGGACGCTGTGCTCGAGCTTCGGCCAGACCTCTTCGGTACCGAAGAACAGCGATTCGACGCCGTCGACCTCGCCGCGCTGAATGACATCGACCGGCGCATCGCACAGTGCGCGCATCTCGGCCTCGGCCTCCGGCGGCAACGAAAGGCCATGCATCTCACCCAGCGCCTTCAGCGCGTCGACGGGGTGCCCCGGCCACGTGAAGCCGGCCGGCCAATTCGCGGGCATGAACTGCTCACCGGCAGGCCACTCGACCACGCTGCAGCGACGCGGATGGCCTCGCTCTGCGACTTCCTGCATGGCCTGAAGAATGGCCCTGCGCGTCGATTCGCTGCTATCGCCGTGAGTCTCGATGTGAACCGTGATGGTGGGCGCAGCCGCGTCGCTCTGCTGCGGCTTGCCTGCCTCAGCCATCCATGCGTCGAAGTCTTTCATGCCAACACCACCCGCTCACCCTTGAGGAAACACAGCGCGCAGACCTCAGCCTTCGCGCCTCCCTTGGTCTTGCCGGCCTGCATCAGCACGCCGGACCGCAGCGTCAGCACCTCGCGGCCGCCGCACTTGTGGCACTGCAACATGCTCGACGGCTTCGGTGCGCGCTTGATGCGCTGGCGGACTTGCTCGGCGGGGCCTGGGGCGCTGGGCGGGACTACGGTCAGGGCTGGCTTCGGCACGGGCGAATCATACGACTCGCGGCCTTCTTTTCCGGCAGACCAGATCCGTTAGATGTGCGTGCCGGGCGCTACTCCGACTGTGTGGGCGATGGGCGCGTGCCGGCGCCCAGTTTTACGTCCGACTCCCGCGTTGATTCGCAACCTCGGCTTAGTCGGTGACTGGTTTCCCAGCCGGTTTTCCCCAGCGGCAACCTGTCGGGCCTCGCTCCACTGATTAGCGTGTCTGCTTTCCACGCCGACGCACAGCGGGAGTTTAAACGCCGGCCTTCACAAACGCCACCGCATCCCGCTCTCGCAGCTGCTCCAGCGTCAGGTACTGCCCGCGCTCCGAATAGAACTGCTCGATCTCCAGGCCGCCGCGCCGGAACAGCGCGCCGCGCGTAGGCCCGAGCACCTGATCCTGACGGCTGGCGCTCTGCTTCTTCAGCCACTGGCCGAACGTCTGGTCCGCCGGCACGGTGCCGTCCATGCTGGCCCGGGCACTGGGCGTCAGTTCCGGCAGGTCGATGCCCAGCTCGCGCCAGCTTTTCGTGACCGGCACGGACGCGCTGCGGCAGTTCCAGTGCGCGCGGCCGGGCCCGCCGAGCCAGGGCAGCTTGTGCCCGATGGGCTTGTAGGGGCTGACCGTCTCGTACTTCTTGCCGTCACGAACCCGGCAGATTTCCGAGGTCCGCGTGTCGAGCGTCGAGTTCCAGACCTGCGCCTTCACCAGATCGCGGTTCGACTCCATGAACCGGTCGCGCGTGTAGCCGGCCGTGTGGCTGATGGCCGTTCGAACAACCGCCTCGAGGTCGCGCCGCGGCCGCTGCCACAGCCCATCCTCGTAGTTCTTCGCCCGAGTGCCGCGCAAGCGCTGCACGATCTTCTGGATCGGCTCCTGCTGCACGTAGCCCATGCGGACCTGATCGCGGATCACCCGGGCCTTGCCTTCCTCCAGGCCCTTCAGCGACTCGCGCAGCAGCACGCCTTGGAACGGCCGGGCCATCGCTGCGGCATAGACCTGCTCGACGTTCACCGAGGCGACGCCGACCGAGGTAACGACCTGCGGCGGGATCACGGCGCGGAACAGCTCGAACTGGTGGCCGGCCTCGTACTCCGTCAGTTTGCGCAGTTCTTCGGTCAGGTCGCGGCCGATGACATCGTAGGCGCGGGCGTTGATCTGGCGCACGGACAGCAGCAGCGCCTCCAGGCGGTCGACGTTGAACTCGCCGAGCGGCAGGCGCTGCAGTGCGTCTGTCAGCGCCGCAGCGAGGTCGGCATCGACGCGGTTCAGCAGCGACACCAAGCGCCGGACTACTCCTGTGCCGTACTGCTGCAGGTCTACGGCGTGGCTGACGACGGCGTCGGCCAGCAGTTCGTTGACGGTGACCGGCATCAGGTCGCGCCAGAGCCGCCGGCGCCTCCTTCACTGCCGGGGTCTGCAGGGTCGCCCATCGACCCCAGCACCGGCCCTTGCCCCTCGATGCGGCCGCGCTCGTCATCCCAATCGCTATCCGGAGCCAGGATGCCGCGGCGCTGCAGCTCGGTGTGCAGCGTCTCGTCGCTGATCTTGCCGGCCATGTTCGCGTCCAGCAGCAGCTGTGCGCTGGCTTCCTGGAGCGTCAGCGCGCCGAAGTCCTTGTACAGCTCGACGTGCCCGCCGGCGTCATCGCCCTTTCCGATCCAGCGCGCGGTGTAGTCGAGTGCTTGGTCGAGCGCGTCTTCGAGCGCGAGGGTCATGCGCTGAAGCGCGCACATGCTCACCTCGTTCTCGCCAGCCGCTTCGATGCGCGTGTTGGCGCCGCCGCCGATGACCAGCAGTTCGGCGCCGGCTTGGCGCATGCGCTCTTCGAGCACCTTCAGGTCGTCGGCGCCGGCGCTGATGGCCTGACCGCCGTGCTCGACGTAGGCAAGCGAGGCGCCTTGGCCGTTGACGCGCACAGCTGCGCCAGCGCCGATCTGCAGTTCCCAGGGCACGGCCTGCCCCGTTTCTTGATTTACGCTGTCCTGCACGTTCACCGCGGTGAGGATCGGCACGCGGGCGACATGGAGGATGTTCTGCTGATCGCTGGCCGACTGCCAGTGCGCGACGTTCAGGTGCGCGACTTCCACGAGCGGCGGCGTGGCCACCATGAAGCCGCGGCGACGGCCGTAGACCGGAACGAACGGGATGAAGTCGAGCGTCGTCGTGCCACGCTGGTACTCGATCCATTCGCTCTTGTCGTTCTGGCGGTGCACGGACCAGACGCCGGGCTCCAGTACGCGGATCTGCTCGACCTCGCGCGTGCCGAACTCGCCGTCGTCCTCTTCGATCGTCTCGCGCAGCCTCAGCATGCGCAGAACCCACTTTCCGGCCACGACAGCAGCCCGCCAGCCGACGATGGCGCCCGGCATGATGTGCACCCAATAGGGTCGGAGGCCGGCGTTTCGCTCGTCGGCCATCGTGCGCACGCCTGCTGCCGTCGAAGGCGCCTGCGTGGCATCCGGGAAGTCCACGAGGATGCCGCAGAGGCCGTAGCCCAATCCGGCTTCCATGACGTCGGCGGCGAAGCGGTCGAGGTTGCGGCCCTGCAGGTCGATGTCTTCCAGCAGGTCGCGGATGTCGGTCGGCACGTCCTCGCCGACGATCACCGGCTTGCTGAACGGCTTGGCGGTCAGCGTGTCGACCGTGCGCTGGTACGCCGGGAACAACACGGACACGGCCAGGCGGGCGGTATGGGCCTCGCGCGTCTCCTTCGGCCAGCGCGGCAGGTACTTTTCACCGGCGGCGCGCATCGCGCTCGTCCCGCCCAGCAGTGCCGCCGCCAGATCCCAGCCCGGGGCCATCGCGTCGACGGCCTTGCTGGTTGTGGCGACGGTCTTGGTCTGGGCCATAGGGTGTGCTTTCGGTTCGGTCAGACGCGCAGCGGCGAAACGGCGGCGCTCGGGCGCAAGATCGGCCAGTCCTGCATGACCCGGTAGCCGAGCGCGTCGGGCGGGTGGTCGTGGCCGGTCTTCTTGTCGGGCTCGCCGTTCTTGTCGTAGGCCTGCTGCTCAAGCGCTTCTGTGAGCACCGGGCAGGCTTGCGTGTTGACCTTCAGGCGGCGCTGGCCGCGGTCGTTCAGGATCAGCGCGTTGACCGAGTTCACGCGGTCGCGTACGGACGGATTCGCCGGGTTCGCGCGGATCACGAAGCCGGCTTGCTGCAGGATGGTCAGATCGCTTTCGCTGGCGTTCTTGCTGCTCGTGTTGCCGCCGCTGGCGTCCGGGTAGATCACCACCGGGTGCCCCTTGTCGCGGTAGCGCTCTTTCAGCATCCGCGCCATGGTCGGCGTGTCACGTACGCCGGTCAGTTCCGCGGCGACGTGCGGGCAGCCTTCGCGCGTCACCGTCGCGATGCCGGTCATGTTCAAGACGTTGAAGTCGAGGCCGACGTGCAGCGCCTCGCCGGCATTGATCTTCGTCTCGCAGTCGTTCAGTCGGCGGTCGAAGGCCGGGTACACCGAGCCGCTGGCCAGGTTGACGAACTGCCCGCGGATGTACGCCTCGATCAGCTGCGGCGGGTAGCTCGCGCGCAGGCTCGGGATGTAGTCATCCGGCAGGTTCTTCGCGTTCTCGTACGTGCTGGCCTGCACCAGCCCGTAGAGCGTCGCGAGTTCCGGCTTGTCGCGCACCGCCTTGACGAACTGCGCGTAGACGAACTTGAAGCCCTCGGGGGTCGTCGTGACGCTGACGCCGTTCGGCACGCCTGGCGTGTTCTGCCGCATGCGAGCGATGATCTTGCGCCAGGCATGCTCGGCCTTGGCCTTCGGCATGACATCCAGCTCATCGACTACAGCCTTGCCGATCTTGAAGCCGACGATCGTCCCCGGCTTCTCCATTGACCGACAGATCACCGTGCTTCGGTACTGCCCGCCAGCGTAAAGGTGGACTTCCTTGTGCGACTCGACAATCTCGGCCTCAAGCCCCCAGTCTTCGGCTACCTCTTCCATGGTCGGGAAGAAGATGTCGCGGATCATCGGGAAAGTCGGCGCAAAGTAGCCGGCATTGACGCTCGGCCACTCCCAGGAGAACTTGCACAGGTCGGCGCAACCAGCCCATGTTTTGCCGGCGCCGAAGCCGCAGACCATCGCCTTGTACTTGTGCGGCAGCGCCAGGAATCGCCCTTGAGGGACGTTAAGACGTGGCATCTGGCCTGCTGGCGTCGACGATCTCGACCGTGACGCTCGCCGGAATGGCCTTCGCGTTCGGGTTGATCGGCTCGGGCTCTCGCTTCCACTTGTCCGGCCTGCGGTTGTTCAGCCAGATCGACCCCGCCTGCGTGTCCGGCGGGTAGTACTTCGTCAGCGGGGTGATGGTGATTGACCCCTGGAAATTGCTGACGTGCACGTCCGGGTGGCTGTAGCCGCATGCGCGCTCGTACAGGCTCGCCGCCACGTTGGCGTCGGCGTGGACCTTCCCTCGCGCAATAGCCTGTAAAAATTCAGGGTGAGCACGCTTCCAGTTGTTCAGCGTCTTCTCGGTGACGCCGAAAACCTCGGCCAGTTCCTTGTCGATCAGCCCGAGCAGACAGAGCTTTCTGGCCTGCTCGCACCGCTCTTCCGAGAACTTCGTTGGACGGCCGCGCCCGCGCTTTGGCGTGGCTGGCGCCTTGCGTGATGCCATGCTCTTCTCCCGCCCCGGCATCCACCGCGGCAAGGTGCCGGCATCCGCCGGCGGTACTGGGCGGCGCATCGGACCTAGCCCCATCCGGGGCCTGCGTCGCGGCCGTTCGCGTCTACCTGATCCGCAGAGCGCATGCGGCGGAGTGCCCGGCTGATTTACCCGTCAGCCGACCCGCTCAGGTTGCAGGATGAATCGGGGCCCTTGTAGGGTGCTTGTGTTGGGTGCGCCGTCGCCCGTCGCCTCTCCCGTGTCGCACAGGCGGCTTGTAACCACGTCAACGGCTGCCGGTGTTTGACCACCTCCGGCTGGGTCACCCCGGGTGCGCGTGGGCTGACGCCCGAGTGCTGCGCGATGTGGGGCGGTTTGAACTGTTCCCGGTTACGACTCCGGGGCCATTCCGGCCGAGCCAGCCCCAGGCTATGACGCCCTCAGGGTTGCGCCGCAGGGGCGCGTACATGCACCGTTGGTCGGGAGGCCTTGACGCGCCCGGTGAGCGCCAGCCTGAGTCCCTATTTGCCCGGTCTGGCAGTCACTGCGGCCGGGGATGTTCGCCGGCTGCAGTTCGTGGGCGCCCGCCAGTCAGCGCCCAGAAACGGCAAAGCCGGCACGCGGCCGGCTTCGAGAAAGCTCCGCCCACAGCGGGCGGTTTGGTCCGTGTCGCCACGGATGGGCGGGAGTGTAGC